CGCAAAATACCTTAAAAACCCCTATAAAACTAGCAAAATAATACTGTACAAGGGGGTTTTAACCTGATATTATAATAGTATATGAACAAAAAACTATTAATAATAATCAGCAATTGTCAATTATATTACTTGACAAATACTACAAATCCTGATATTATTAATCTAACAAAGGAGAAAACACTATGTCAAAAATAAAAGCATACATTGAAACATCAGTAGAGAACGCTGTTGATAAGCTTATATCAAAACTATCAGATGGTCAAATAGATTTAGATACTTGTAAATCTAAAATATTAGAACTTGATAATTTAGAAATGGTTGGTATCACAGAAGACAATGTTGAAGAAGTAATCGCACAGGAAAAACAATAATGAGTAAAACTTTTAATGTTTGTTATTTGAGAGAATATATGGACCCAGAAATGTCTGGTGAGTATTTTTACGCTTACGAAACTGTGTATAGAAATGTACCAATGAAGTACAAAAATAAATTTAGTACAGAAGCTATGAAGATGAAAATTCTTAAATTCTGTGACTGGAACTATAAAGAATCAGCTAAGAACTTTGAAAATGTGACTAAAGTAGAATTGATAGATGAAAAACAATACTATCAAACTTACGAAGATGTATTCGGTGAGTCAGCGGCTGAAGATAAAAATATGTTTAATGATTATGGTCAACAGTATCATAGACAATCATTAAGAAAAGATTTTAACAAAAAACTTACAAAAAGTAAAGTACCAAGTTATAATGGAAAGAAGTGTCATTAATGAAAACAGTTAATATAACAGTCAATAAAAAAACATTATTAGAGGTTTACAATCAAGTAGGTTTATTAAACAGTATGGGTTTTCCTAACTTTCAAAAAGGTGAACCAATTAATACTTTAATGAAAGAGATAAAAAAAGATTTGAAACAACAAAAGAAAGCAGAGAAACTTGGTTGGAAAGAAGTGTTAGAGTTTTGGCCACTATCAATCGTGGTACCAAGTATGATACTGCTAATACTAATAGGAGCAGGTACACAATAATGAAATACGGTGAAGAAAAGATAGTAAAAGAAATACACGATTATATTAAATCAACTTATAGTGAACATTACAGTACAACTAAAGATGGTTTTCAAGTACAAGATATGTTAAGACATTTAGGTATTGATAAAGACTTCTGTCAAGCCAACGCTATCAAGTATCTTGCTAGATATGGTAAGAAGAATGGTAAGAATAGAAAAGATTTATTAAAAGCAATACACTACATTGTTTTATTGATGAGTAGTGAAGACAACAAATAGGAGAACAATATGGACACACAATTTAAAGACACTGATATTATGGTAGTAAAAGAAGATTTAGGTAAAAATCTTTACAGAAAGAAAACTTATTACACACTTGTTGTTGAGCAAGATGTATTGGCAGATAACAAAGATGACGCTGATAAAAAGTTTACTGAATGTGGTATTAATCACTCAAATATAAATGCTGAAATTACAGATGAGAAAGACGGAGTGATAACATATATGGTTGACGCCAATTATTCAGATTCAGATACAACAGAATACCTTGGTAAAGTATCTTATACAGATGATGAGTATGCTGAAGAAAACGGTGATGTAGAAATAGATCAATATGCTGATGAGGTTGATATACCACATGAGGTAGATGTTCAATTAGAATTAAACGCAGACCAAGAAAGAGGTAAGTAATGGCTGAAGATATATTAGGTTATTCATCACACGACTGGCGTAAAAATACAGATAGTGCTGTTGTTGTAGATGATACTGTAGAACATAAAGGTTTGAAAGTAAATGATAGTAGAGTTATATTTGTTAACCCAAAGACATTGAAAGAAGAAACTGTTGATGTGTCAAGGTTGATAAGAGTTTATGTAAATAACAGAGAAGATTTAAAAAGGAGTGTAAAATAATGATGCATGATTTACAAAGACCACTAGAAGATTTAAAAGAGATTAAAAAACTAGTAGAAGACCAAAAACCAAGATACCTTATTGTAGATACAATTAATACTAAAATTAGTGAGTATGAAACTGATATAGAATCAGTAGAAGAATACCTAAGAAATAATCCACCAATGTTTAGTGAGGATTCTATAAATGAAGATACTATTAAAGACGGTGTAGTAATGGGTGTCACAGGATTGGATAAGTAATGCCATTTGGACCAACGACATTAAGAAATAAGAGGGAAGAGTTTGTATTACAAAAGATAGAGTATTACAAAGTTAATGAATACATGGGTAGGTCTAATTGGAAAAGACATTACTTTGATACTTACAAAGAAGCTGTAAAGATGTTTAAGAAACTAAAAGAAAACAAAAGAAAGATATTAATATATGCTTGTAGAAATGACGAGTTAGGTGAAATTTCAACAGGACTAAATGATAGGTTTACAAATGAGTAATCAAAGACCAGCAAAGATAGAAAAGAAATTAGATAGAAATGGTGACATGCAAGTCTTCAAGTTTTTTAAGACTGCTGCCAAACTATTAAAAGACGAGGGTAAAGAAGACGAGGCGTTTTATATGGAACAAATGGTTGACTGGTTAAGAAGTGGTAAACAATTACCCACTAGTGAAGAGTCAATAATAAAGGCTTTGGGTCTATAATGGCGCATTTTAGGGGGGTATGTAGTATCGAATCGTGTACGAAATACCAATATACGGGTCGCTCAGCGGCACAAAACCTAGTAAAATCAACGATTTTTAAGGGGTTGACATTTAAATCAATACCTGATAGAATATAGAGATATTAACACTAACAAAGGACAATACTATATGATGTACACAAAAGAAATACTTTTTAATGAGTTTAAAGATGTCACTAAAAAAGATCAATCAAAGAATAAAGAAACTTATACACACAGAATCGCATATCTTACCGCACTTAAAGAAGATATGATACAAGTACCTAGAAACTTTAGTAATATGTCAATCAAACCAGAACAACTACAGAACTTGATTGATGATTGGTCCGCTCCTAATCCGAGAGATGCCACTTATATGAGAGTTTTCGGTATGACTTACGCTGAGAAGAAACAAGAAGAAGAAGCTGAGTATTTTGATTTGACTAAAGGTAAAAAAGTCTATATGAAAAAGAAAAAAGAAGATACAGATACAGTACACTAATGAATAAAAAAGAAAAACTAAAAGTGTTGACAGAGAAATACGATGCCTGGGTGAGATCCCTAGGTGTCAACATTGACTCTGATTACAATTCATTTGATGGTTATGATATGCCAAACTATACTTGTAGGCCATCAGTACCAACGAGTGACAGAATAGTAGGTGATACTAAAAAGAGAATTTACTCCACACAATTACCTGCTGGAAAAACAATTAGTGTGGCGTATAACAAAGGTCCTTATATGATAGTAGATGCTAAGGATTTTAAAACTATGGGAAAAAAAGTATGAAAACAATGATGATGATTACCATTGTTGTCTTATTGACAATGACAATGGCTAAAAGTGATGAGAAGACTTATACACCTAAAGAGGTTGCTACAAGTATTGTAGCAGTACCAGGTAAAGTAAAAGACCATTTGACTAATGAATGGCAAGATATAAAAGAGTATCAAGCTGAAAGTTTTGCTGAAGCAAAAACAAAATGGCCTTGGAATAAAATCTTTAAGACTGAGGAAAAAAATGATTAGTGGTGACTTTGTATGTACTAGTGCGAATGACGGTACAACTTTGTTTAGACCTGTGACTGCCAGAGGACATACTTTCTGGCAATCTCAGAACTTCAATCAATATGTAATAGATAACACAGAAGAATATTACATAGTAAAGAGTGTAGATAGTGAAAATATTTGTAATGAAATTAGAAAAAATAATATGGATTTTACTAGTTAGTTTATTTTTAACTAACTGTACAGCAACTAGAAGTAATGTAGGTGCCACACTTGGCGCAACTACAACTACCGGCTCATGTGTAGCAATGGGTATTGAAAACCCTTATGCGATTGCTGCGTGTGCTGTGACTGGTGCATTTGCTGGTGCAGAGATTATGTACAACTCTGATTATGATGTACACAATGCTGTATTCGTAGATCATTTAAATACAGGTCCTAGTACAAGTAGTTATACGAATTGGTATAATTCAAAGACCGGTAATAGTGGTATAATTAAAACTACTTCATCTTATTTGAAAGGTCCTATTAAATGTAAAGATTATAGTGCAACAGTAGATATTACTAATAACTGGCCATTGATTGGTGTCGGTGGGGTTAATAGAAATACTATCTTTGGTGTTGCGTGTCAAATGCCAGATGGCAGATGGGTTGAACATAAAGGATAAATTATGATGACTTTTAAAAAATTTTTGATGTTTATGTTTTCACTAATAGTAGTGATTATTATATCAATGAATTGGGCAAGAGCAGAAGTAGAAGGATTAACAGAAGACTTATCTGGTGAAACAGCTAAGGTTATCGCTGTCGTTGAAGGTGATACGATATATTTTGAAGATGGTACAAAGATTAAAGAAAGTGAGTTTACAGAAACAGTAAGTAAGACAGAAGAAGTATTAGACAAATTAGAGAAGATAGAACTAGCTAAAGGCAAAATTAAATATGACAAAATTAAAATTATAGAACCTGAACGAAATAGTGGAACAGATCAATACTGTTTTGTTAAAGTAGTAATTAAACAAAAAGGGGATACTATTATTAAAGAAGAAATTTTGGAGTGTGCTGATGGCCGTAAGACATTTGATGGCCCTAGTTATTGGGAATTGTTTGCACAATTCTACTACAGAGATGTCGCTGCTCCGGAATACTGCCGATGGTATAGTCGGAAAAAACATGCTTTCAAAACGCCAGGGAAGACTTGTTTAAAAGTGAATGGCGAATGGGAAGTTAGATAATGATAAGAAACATAATAATACTTGTACTATTGTCAGTAATTGTCTTTGATATATCAGGGGCAGAGTTTTTAGACTATATTAGCTTAGGACTTGACAAAGCGCAAGATTTAGTATATAATGTAAAAAGTGAGGTTAATTAATATGAATAAAATGATGAAGATAGTATCAGTTGTCGCAGCAGGTCTTTTAATGGCTCAATGTTCGGCGACTTATAAGATGAAAAGTGAGAAAGGAAAAGTATTGAATCAAGTACCCAAATGGTACATGGCAGACTTTTCTGAAAAGAAAGCTTGTGATACACCTAGATTTGGTAAAAACAAAGATAGATTATGTATCTTTGGTGTAGGTACAGCAGTTAGTCCTGATTTACAATTAGCAATAGAAAAAGGTATGATGATTGCTAAGGCAGAATTGGCTGACATAATCAAAGGCGAAATGAATAAATCGTCTAAACAATTTATCACAGAACTTGGTAAAAATCAGAACAAAACGACAGTATCAGAAGTTGAGTCAACGATTGTTAACTTAATCAAGGAAACACCTGTCAGAGGTTATGAAATCTTTGCTAAAGATGTGACAATCACTAAAAACAAATACTACAGAGTATGGATTGGTTTAAGATTACCAATGGGTGAATTTAACAAAATGTATCATTACACAATCGCAGAAGCTGTTGACGCATACAATGTCAAAGAGAAAGCAGCAATCGCTTATGATGAACTAATGAAAGATAAAACTGATGAAAATAGTAATATACAGTAAAAACAACTGTCAATTTTGTACCAAGGCCAAACATATGGTTAAGACACTTGGCCTTGAATACACAGAGAAATCGTTAGAGAAAGACTTTGAGTCTGACCCTAGTAAGATGATAGAAGACATTGGTAAACCTGTAAGAACTATGCCACAAATTAAGATTGACGATAAGTTAGTTGGTGGTTATAATCAACTTATAGAATACTTTGCCGATAAAGGTCTAGTAAACTTTAAGGGTGAAATCATTGTCAAAGGATAATATTATACTATTTCCTACAAATAGAATTGTAGAGAAGAAAACAACTGGACCTGTCAAAGATGACAAGCTTGTAAAGAAGTTGCAAGAAGAACAAACAAAACAATTTATTGAAACTTCTGTTGATGATATTAGTATAGGGTTATTAAGAAAGTTTTACGATTTGGCTATCAAAACAACTAAACCTAGTTTTACAAAAGACTTAGCTATGTTGGTTGATATAATGAGAGGATTGGTGTATAGAGATTTTGGTATTAAACACCCAGCACAATCATTGTCAGATAAGTTAGTAGAATTAAAAACATTAAAGGACGGTTCGCAGTCAGCAAAGATAGACTACTCAACCATAATGGAAAAGAAACATAAAACACATAAACCATTTAGTCCAGATATTAAAGATGAAATTAGGGACATTAACGATCAAGCAGGTTTCTTTGATGGTGATGACTTAAAAGATGAGTAAACAAAATTCCAAAGGAATCGCCTTCGCAGGTAGTAAAATAGTTAAATTAACAACTCAAATATATAAAGGAGTATATTAATATGTTAAACACAATAAAAAACCTTTTTGGTGCAGACGAGCTAGTAAAAGTTAAAACAGTAAAAAGAACTGCTGTTGAAACTAGAGGCAGAAAGTCTTTATCAAAAAAACAAAAAATTCTAAATCTTTTATCAAAAGGTGAGAATGTTGCTTGGTCAACTATTCAAACTAAATTTGATTTAGAATCACCAAGATCAATGATTGACACTTTAAGAGCTGAAGGTTATATGATTTTCGGTAATAGAGTTGCTGGTAAAAAATACTACAGAATGGGTCAGCCTACAAGAGCTATCGTTGCTGCTGGTATTCAAGCGTTATACGGAACTAAATTCAAGTATAACAACCACAAGGTTTCTGTAAAGAAATCAGACTTAATTGCTCTTGATGCGTAATTAATTAAACTCTCCAAGGTGGGGACTTGTTCCCCATCTTGCTTTTTAAAATGAATTTAGCACACGGATTTGGCCTTGGTTTACTTGGCATTACTTTGACAATAGTAGGTTTTTTTGTCGCCTATATAGTATATGAAAGACATAGAACAAACATTGAAAGAATTAGAAAAGAAAAAGAAAAAAAGATTATTGATGGCTTGTAGTAAAATGAAATCACAGAAAATATTAAAAGTAGATAGAACTGAATACCAGGAAACTGCTGATGTAATTAGAAGTGATCAAGTACCTGCCGCGGCTATCGTAGAATATTTTAGTGATAAACATTTTTATAATTGGTACAAAAAGAAATATTTAAATGACTAAATTTTATAAAGTAGAACCTGTTTGGAAAAAAAGTATTACGGAGTACACTGGTTATTCAGATAAAGACAAAAAACAATCATTTGAAACTGAAGAGATGTATCG